TACCCAATACCTGTCAGGGATAGTCGGATAAATTTTTTGAGTGTAAGGGCATTTAATTTCAACAGGTATGCCATTTAAAAAAGCATCTGCTGAAGCACCTATGGGTAAATCTGAATGCACTATTAATTTATTGCCATTCTCACATATATCATTCATATGTTTTTCAAAAGCTCTCAAAGCAGTTTCTTCGTTAGCTAATCCGTATGCAGTCATGATGTTTCCAGAAAAAGGTTTAAATCTAAATGTCTTTTCCTTCCATAACTTTTGCCTTTCATAGACTGCACCCCATGCTTGAGATGCAGTTATGATGTTATGCCTACGATTATCTTTAAGATGTTCGTTTGAGCTCATTAGCAAAGTCCCTTAATTCAGATTGTAAAATATCTGACAATTCAAAATATGCTTGTTTTAAAGCACCCATTTCATGTGCCTCCTGTAAAGTTTTTTTGGCATCAACTAATTCTTGCTTTGAAGATGGTTTATTAACTTCTGTGTTGTCTTTTGCATCTGCATCTTTGGTGTCATCCAAAAGCAATAAATTTCCAAGAGCATACTTTTTTGCATAGGAACTACTGCTGCCAAATGACTGAGCTATATCCATACCTTTACGAGTTGGATTAATACCTGCCTGTGCTTTGACACTAATAGCATTTTCACCTATCTGAAATACTGCGGTTGCTTCTACATACATATAATCGCCAACTTCTTTAACTTCATCAGTAAGCAATAGCAGTGCATTGTGTTTAGCCAGTAAAGGTTTTACTGCCTCTAATATATCTTCTGCACTTCGGTAATTATAATTGCCAAATTTATTTAACTGCCCTTTTGGTGCTTTAAGCTCTTGCTGAATTTCCATTAATTCTTTCATTTTAATCTCCTATAAATTTTTCCAAATTTCTTTGGCTTTTTTAATTTGGTCTTTTGATAAATCGGCTAATTCAATCTCCTGATCTTCTTCCCAATCTGTATTAAAAGGACTGTTGTTAGTAAAATATATAGTGCCAAATGTACTACCTTTTTCAAAAGGTGCTTGAACCAAAATTTCTAGCTCAACAACCTTCTCATTACCATCCTCATCGTCATCTAACTTAATAACTACACCTGCACTATCAGCTGCATATTCATACCAAATTTCAGGATGTTCTTTTTTTGCAAGAGCTACATTTTTTTCATATGTATTCATTTATATCTCCTTTGTTTGTGATGCCATAACTAATTCTTGGTAAGCATCTGGGTTCAGTTCTTTAATCATACCTAGAACAGAGTTTGCTCCAGAGTCTAGTACGATTTCTGCAAAATTACTAATTGCAAAATGTTGGTTAGCTTCTTCCATTATTTTTTGTTCCATTTTAATTCTCCTTTGTTATTAATATCTTTCATCCCAAACACCAGTTTCTTTGTCGTAGATCCAGTTGTCAGGATTATCTTCGTACTCTTTTGCTTCTTCTTCAGCATCTCGTCTTTCTTGTGCTGCATTAATTGCATCGTCTGCTATAGATTGAAAGTCTATTCTGTGACTAAAATCATGAAGCTGAAAAGATGTAAGTTTATCTTCAACCTCATCAAACCAAGCATCTTTTATTTCAGCAGCTACACTTTTAGCATCTGGGTACATTAGCTCTCTAGTTTTAGTCATAAACTTTTCAGACTGCCAAGTATAGTCATCAGCTATTTCAGCTATGATGTCTAGTCCTATTAAGTTAGCGATTGCTTTGTTGTTTGTTAGTATCATTTTGTTTCTCCTTTGTTGTTTATATTTCTATATTACACTATTGCAAACAGTTTGCATAGCAATTTGCACAAATAATTTAATTAATTTATACTTCTGGTTATAGTGTTATTTCACACTTACAAAGGAGTTGTTATGAGAGTTATTTTATTGATGTTGTTAAGCGGTAGCTTGAGTGCTGAAAGTGTTTGGACTGATGATGGGTCTTTAGTTATTATTGATGCACCAGATACAATTGTGTATATAGATAATGAGGGTTCAGTAAATTATGATGTTGAAGTATCTGATAATGAATCAACATTTATTTATGGAACTGATAAATTAACAGTTTGTCAGCCTACTGCAAATGGTAGTATTTGTTACTAATAATAATGAGGAATTAAAAATGGAAGATAGCATAAATCCTGAACATTACAAAAAAGGCGGAATAGAAACAATAGAGTATATGAAAGCCAAAATGAGCAAGGAAGAATTTTATGGTTACATAAAAGGAAACGCTTTAAAGTACATTAGCCGAGAAGGTTTGAAGTCTGAAAAGATGACAGACAAAATTGATGATTGCAAAAAAGCAATATGGTATCTTGAGCAAATGATTAAAGTTCATCAAACAGAATTAAAAATTTTGGAGGTTAAAGCCAAAGAAGATGAATGGATAGATGATCCATTACTTGATGAAGATTAATTTAAACAAACCACATCCTTGCCATGTATGTAAAAAGGAAGGAAAATTTTTTTATAAAAAATGGTGGTGTGGACATGACAAATATTTAAAAGGAGTTTGTAATGACAAAGGGGAAAGAGACACTAAAGAAAAATAAGGAAGAGTGGAAAGAACATAGATTTGTATGGGAAGGGTATACATATTTTATAATGAGCAAGGGAAATGAGTTTCATATAGTTCATGAACCGACAGGAAAGATTGTAACAAAGGGGGAGTTATGAAATACGAAATATTAAGAAATCAATCTAATTTGCATTGGTATGATTTAGCAGATGGTTCTAAACTTCAGCGTTATCAATTAGCCGATAAAGTTTATGAGTTGTTTGAAAATGGAGAAGAATTAATAATTCCAGAAGTAGCTAAAACAATTGGCATTGAAGAAGTAACTGCTGCACATATTATTCGTAGTTTAGTTATTAAAGATTTATTAGCTAGAAAGAAAAAACAAAGGCACACAGTTTATTTTAAAAGACACAAATGTGCTTTGGCTAATATGCTTTACCCAAAAACAATAGTAGATAATTTTGAAATTAAAAATAGAAAATCTCACAAGATAGATGATGGTAAAAATGTTTCATATCCACAAGCTACCCCTCATATGTATGGGACTGTAAACACTGTATATGAAGGTGGTGAGTGAGAATTAGTCGGCTTATGAATATACTAGACGATTGGTCTAGGTGGATGAAAGTAGATAAACATGGATTAGGTTACCCAAGTAGTACCAGTTATTTTTCTACAGGTGGTGAATCTACATCGGAAGTTTTTGAGGATATGGTATCTAAAACTGATATGAATAATATTAAGATTGTTGATGCTGTTATTGATGGTCTTGAAAAAAATCAAAAGGCTGCAATTTATTATCGGTTTCTTGGTGGTAAAAAACCTATTTTTTATGAAAAGAATTTAGATCTTGCATTTGATAATCTGTTAACTATTACTGGCAAAAGAATCTATGCCTAATTTAATTTTATACATTAGTAGAGATCAGTTACAAAAAGCTAAAGATGTACAGATTGAATTTGATAGACAAAAGACTCATAACAAGTTTAAGTGTAAAACAAATTACATTGGATATTTAGGTGAGCTTGTATTTAATGAATATTTAAAAACAACTCCGCACAAGTTTGAGTGGATTTGTTTTACAAAGAAAGAATGGAATAGTCCTGACTTTATTATTAATGGTAGAAGTGTTGATCTAAAAACTACCTTTAGTGATTCTATGTGGATTCAAGATGAAAAGTTTGACACTTATGTATATGCACAAATAAGTGAAGATGAAACAGAAATGGAAATTAAAGGTTGGTTATCTAAACAAGACATAACCAGAATGAAACAAGAAAATTTGTGTGAGTTAGTAAAAAGAGATAACAGAATAGACTATGTTTTTAATCAATCCTTAATGAAAGAATTTATGCCTAATTAATTATTGCAAATTAGTTGCACATTTATAAATATAAATATATACTTCTTCTGTAAACAACAAAGGAGAATTAAAATGGCAACACCAAACTACAGTAAGTATTTAAAAGACATAGTAAACAAAAAAGGTAAACTAGCTAAATGTTTTAGCGTATTTCACGACTATAGCATTGGTAATCAAATTTTAGCAATGATACAGCTAGAGGAAAGAAATGAAGATCTATCACCGATAGCACCTTATAAAAAATGGTTATCTTTAGGTAGACAAGTAAAAAAAGGTTCTAAAGCATTAGAGCTTTTAATTCCAGTTATTTATAAGAAAAAAGATGCAAATGGTAAAGTGTTATTAGATAGCAAGGGTAAAGAAAAAACTGGGACTGCATTTTCTTTAAAAAATCGTTGGTTTACTTTAGATCAAACTGAACCATTAGAAGGTGCAGAAGAATTTAAACAAGAAGAAAAAAATGCTACTTGGGATGCCCAGACAGCTCTTAATAATTTGTTAATTATTGAAGAAAAATTTCAATATGCTTCTGGAAATTGTCAAGGTTATGCAAAAGAAGGATTTATTGCTATTAACCCTATAGCACAATATCCACACAAAACTAGGTTTCATGAAATTGCACATAATGTTTTAGGTCATTGTTCTGAAGGTATTATGTCAGATGACGATAGAACACCAAAAGACATTAAAGAAGTAGAAGCAGAGTCAGTAGCATATATTCTTTGTCAGGTGCTAGGGTTATCTGGTGCAGAGGACTCTAGAGGCTATGTTCAGCACTGGCTATTAGATCAAGAAATTTCAGATCAGTCTGCTGCTAAAATATTTTCTACAGCAGATAAAATTTTAAAAGCAGGGCAAGTAGGAGTTTAATACTCCTATTTGTTTGTTGCTCTTATAACACCATTTTTAAGTTTAGCATTTGGAAATACTTTTTTCACTAAATCTAAATAGTCGGCAGCTTTTTTGTTTTGTTGAAATCCTTTTGATGTGGTTTTGCCTATACCATCACCTTTACCTTGATACACACTAATAAATACTTCACCATCTTTTTTAACTGCATCTTTCGCTTGGTTTAATACTTTAAGCTGATTGGCTTCACCATCTATAACATTTAATACATTGTTAATTGTAGCTGTATCAGCATTGCCACCAGAAACTGCATCAACAACATTAGCGTTATGAGCTTTGGTTCTGTTAAATGGATCATAGACTAAATTTGTAGCATCAGATTTTTGTAACAACTCATCAGCGTTATTAAATCTACCACCACCTATATCAATATTGACACTACCTTTTTTAAATGCACCTTCTTTATTTAGCTGTGTAAATGCAGCAGGTAGTTTAGAACTATTTATAGAAGTGTCTGCGGATGTAATTGCTTGTGTAGGTTCATCCCATACAGAGCTAGTATTTTTCTGTAATAACCCCCCTGATTTTGTAGGGTTAGCATTATTGTTTAATAAACCAAAACCTACTTTAGAAGTTTTTGAATTATCTATTAATCCTTTTTTAATCAATGCATCTACAGATTTTTCATCCATAAATTTGCTAACTATACCGCCATCTTTTGTCATCATCATAGCACCAATAGAGTCACCTACTGGATTAGTAGATTGTGTTATTTTTCCTGTTTTTGGATTTATATTAGGAGTTACATAATTTTTACGCAAAATATTTTGATTTGGTATTGTTCCAGTCAATAATTGTTGCATAAAATTGTCGCCATATAATTCAGACAAAGGCATATCTTCTTTAAAACCACCTGCATATTGACCACCAATTATATCTTTATTGTAAGCAGGATGCGTTCCATCTACTAAATGTAATTTATTTGGATCGTCTGTTTTTATAAGTGTGTGACCAATGGTGTTTTGTTTTCCTTTTAATTCAGGAATAATCAATCCACCTTCTATATCTTTAACATTAAATTCTAATGCTTTTTGATATTTTTGCTTTTCCATTCTTTTAGAAAGTGCAACTCTATATTTTCCTTCTTTTTCTAATTGCTTTCTACCTTCTGCTGACATAATGCCTTTCCAATTTGGCATTGCAACCCCTAAACCTATACCTTTTCTAATTTCATTATCTAATTGATCAATTAATTCATTTGTCATTTTTCCATTATCAATAAAATTTAATAATGTGTCAGATGTCATTCCACCAAAATATTCTGATCCTTCACCCATTGTAGTTGGAGCAAGAAAAGTATCTCCTGTGCCACCTAATTCTTTTCCTTTAGCAGATGCAGATTGTAATCTAGCAACATCGGTTTTAGCTGCATCTTCGTTAGAAGCATAAATTACTTTTTTATTATAAAGCTCTCTATCTCTAGGATATTCAAATCCACTTTTAGTAAGAACTGGTTTTTTTAAAGTTTGACCAGAAACTTCTGTAAGTAATTGGTTTCTTGTAGTTGCATCGCTGTATTTTGGAACTATCATAGAACCTAATAATTCATCTGGTGTAATTTCTCTTTTAGGAACTAACAAGCCTTGAGGTGTTGTTTCATATCTAGTACCAACTAAAGGGTTTGGTTTTGTAGGTGTGCTAGTTAAAAATCCTTTACTAAAAACATAATCAGGTATTGATGTAATAGAAGATTTAACTTTGTTAATTACAGGCTTTGCAACCTTACCTATTGCTTTAGTTGGATCAGCAGCACTTAATAATATTCCACCAGTGCCTAAAGCTACATCCCTATAGTTATTTTCTGCTGCACCTCTACCTGACATTCTTCCCATATCTTCAGTAAATGGTATGCCAAGTAAATCCATTACACCAAAGTTACCTTTGCTACCAGCAATAGATTTTGCAGCAGGAGTAGATACATATTTTTCTAAAAAATTGTAAGCATTTTGTTGAGATGATAAATTGCGTGAATTATAAGGCTCAAAAGCATGATCTAAATATGGCTTT